ACAACCCCCTCTCGACCCAACATTCTCCCGAAGTTTGCAGCTAGTAATCAATTACCCTTAGCTCCTGAAGGCTCCGCTGTTGTCAGTGGTATTCGAAAATTAGGGAATACACCCTCAATTTTCGCACATCACACAGACAAGATCGAAGCCATGTCTAGAGCCCTTGAGTACCAAAGCAATTATGGCACCTGTAGAATTAATTCTGCCATCAAGTATGATGTCGATACTAAAGCTGGAGACTGCGGATGCTTAGTTTATGCTAAGAATCCCGCAATTTCTGGTAAAGTGATCGGATATCATCTTGCTGGACATAACGGAATAGGGATAGCAATTCCACTTTCACGAGAATTTCTGGAAAGAAATTTGAATGGAATAGAAGCGTTACCCCGCCAAACTACAGATGCTAGAATTCCCTTTAGTGCTCAAGCAAAGTTAAATGAAATCAAGCTGCAAAATTCCCTCCCTCAGAATACATTAGCCCTTGCAGGAAATTGTTTAGCCCTTGGAATGTTACCAAAGACCCATACCCCTAGTAAAACCCAGATAGAACCTTCCTTAGTTACTGGAACCCTTCAGGAACCAGTAATGAAACCCGCTCATTTAAGACCCGTTAAAGTAAATGGTGAATTTGTTGACCCTCTCATTAAAGGTATTAAGAAAATTATGACTGTCTCAGAACCGCTAAGACCCGATATTCTTAAAATTGTTGTTGATGATGTAAAGCACATTCATGTCGGAGGCGATAGTGACAAACGTGTTTTATCTTTTGAAGAAGCAATTACAGGATTACCTCATGATCCATTGTATGCCCCCCTCAACCGGACAACCTCAGCAGGATATCCGTATAATCTTGGTGCCGTAGGGCCTGGTAAAAGACCAGCCTTAGGGTACGATGATTATACTTTTGATTCTGAATTGGCTATAGAACTTAGAGCCGATGTTGAGAAATTGATTGAGCAGGCACGTAATAATCAAAGAGGTGATGTTGTATGGAATGCTACTTTAAAGGATGAAAGACGTATGAAAGCTAAAGTTGATGAAATTAAGACAAGAGTTTTCACTGCTGGTCCCCAACACTTTACTATTGCATTTAGACAATACTTCCTTGGTTTCATGGTTCATGTTGCTCGCAACAAAATTGACAATGAAATCGGAGTAGGTACAAATGTATATAGTATGGATTGGCACCAGACAGCACTCAAATTACAGCAGCAGGGAGAGAAAGTCATAGCTGGAGATTTCTCCAATTATGACGGTTCTCTTCTCGCTGAAGTAATGTGGGAAATTCTTGATTTAATTAATGAATGGTATGATGACGGACCGGAAAATGCTCAAATTCGACAAGTCCTTTTCCAAGATATATGTCACGCACGTATTTTGGTTGGTGAAGAACTGATTCAGTGTGACCACTCCCAACCCTCTGGGACCCCGGGAACAGTTATATTTAATTCTCTCTTCAACCAAATTATAATGCGTTATGCATATATGTTGTGTAAAGAAAAGGCAGGTTTGCCTCTTTACTGTGACTTTTTAGATACAGTAAGTATGCAAACTTATGGTGACGACAATGTTCTTAATATTAGCGACAGTGTCATAGATTGGTACAACCAGGTAACAATTTCTGACGCTCTCGCTACTATTGGAATGACTTATACTGATGAAGCCAAGACTGGGGAACTTGTTAAGTATCGTTCGCTCAATGAGATTGCTTATCTGAAAAGACAATTCAAACTCAGCGAGAATGGTATTTACCAAGCCCCTCTTGACATCATTGTGTGTAAGGAGATGCCCAACTGGATAAAGAATGTGAAAGGTATGCGGAAGGAAGCTACGTTTGAGAACTGTTTGGCAGCCATACGGGAATTTTATTTCCATGGTGAATTACAGTTTAACGACGCTAGAAATCTTCTTCATACTGCTCTTGTAAAGAAAGGAATCCGTCAAAGACTTCCAACTTATTTTGAGATGGATGCCTTTTACAATTCTGGACTTTTTGACTAACTCTTCTGATATCGACGCAAAGTGAAATCCTTGCATGCTAGGTCATGATATCCCGAAACATGACTGGTAGATCTTCAAGGTAAGCACTTCACGCTTGAACGCAGGCTATTTAGTCTAGGCACGTTCTAAAATAAGCCTAGGGTTGGAAAAAGCGTTAATGTAAGCTTTTCTGTTAAACAACCATACATTGCTAGCACCGATAATAATCAAACAAAATCTATTGATACCGCATATGAAATTGATAATGAAACGGACATACAAGAAAACAATGATTCAACACCCATGCCTTCGAATTTGGAAATGAATACTAACGACAACACTGCCATTCATTCTTTGATTGACATGTTGACTCGATTTGTTCTAGTTGAAACTTTCAAATGGTCAACTACTGACACTTTGATACCACTTCATCTAGATCCATTGAGTTACGTTAATAGCACAAAAAGATATTTGAAGCAATTTATTTTGCCTCAGTGTATCTTTAATGTCAGTGAACTTCATCGACAGAAAATGAATAATTTTATGTTGATGAATGCAGACGTGGAAATTGAGCTGAAAGTAAATTCAAATCCTTTTCAACAGGGAGCTTTACTTTTAGCTTTCTTTCCACGTTCACTGTCCACTTCCAAGTTTAGGGCAGAAGGTAACGAATTTTTGTCTTCTGTTACAACAACTCCACACAGGATTCTCAATCTGGAAGAAAGTAACACCGCAAAAATGACAATACCCTATGCGAATATCCTTGATATGATTAACTTGACGGATACGAACGATTCATATGGTGTATTAAATGTTTACGTGTTATCTAAGTTGGCTGACTCTGTGACACCCACTACGATTGATGTTACTCTTCGCATGCGATTTGTTAATCTCAAGCTTAGTGTTGCCACAGACCGATCAATTATGGCGCAAACACAATACATTACTATGGAACGTGAACGACTACGGAAAATGCAAGAATATGTACGACCGACGCTCATCCCCGGACTAGTTGCACAAGCTTCTGAAGGTGAAACTGAAGGTCCAGTAACCCGCGTAAGCGGAGCTATTGCGACTATTGGTGAAACTCTCTCTGGTGTGCCAGTAATTGGCACTGCAGCTAGAATGATTGGTTGGTTTGCTAGGGGTATGTCGCGCGTTGCTGCGGTCTATGGGTGGTCTAAACCCACGGATCTGACAATGCCGCAATCTATTCTTAACAAACCAGCTTGTTACATGGGAAATGTTGAAGGAAAAGATGCCAGTCATGTATTAGCACAAATTAGTGATAATGCGATTGACACCTCTTCTATCAACCCTTCCAATGAGGACGAACTTTCGCTTGCGCTGTTAACAGGCAGGCCAAACTTCATTGGGAGATACACTGTTCCAAAAGGTAGCTTCACTTCGAATAAGTTATTATTCTCGTGGGAAGCAAGCCCGTGGAACACTCTCATGCAACAACCACACGCTAACGGACAGGACTACGCTCTCGGAGGGGTAAGCTTCGCTTATCTCGCATATGTGTACTGGCGAGGTGGTCTTACTTATAATCTCTCATGTATTAAGACTCAATATCATTCAGGTAGAATAATCGTTGTATACTTTCCCAATAGACAAAGAAGCGATGTACCGCTTTCTTTCTCTGAAGAAATGACTACTAACGATCATATTATCTATGATTTGACAGCTAAAGAAGGAGATTTAAATAGTATGACCATGCCTTTCTCAGTACCATATACTTCTAACGAACCCTGGAAATTGACACAATGGAAGAACCAAGATGGCTTATGGGATGCTACATCCTTTAATACTCACATTGGAACTGTGGCCGTTTATTGTTTAAATGAACTCGTGTGTCCACCTTCTGTTAGTCAGGACGTGACTTTCTTGCTTCAACACAAGGCAGGAAAGGGTATGGCAGTTGCTGTTCCTAGAATACAATTGCAAGGTGGTTTCGCCGTTGCTGAAACCCCAAAGAAACCTGATGCAGAACTCAACTCTGTTATAAATGATGTTTACGCAGACGCAATGAAAGTTCCATCAGCTGGATCTGAAGAAGCTGTAGACTTCAAGAATCAAGCTGATGAGATTGTCATTGAGCAGGAAACATCTGCTGTAGCAAAGTGGGTGGCCCTCGAGGGCGAGAGTATCGAATTGCCCGACGGATCGTACGATGTGAATTTGAATTTGGCTTTCACTCCAACCGGTTATTTTACAGATGGTCAGTTTACATTCTTATTTAGTGTAACTGATGGTCTGATAGAAAACTGCAGGTGTGACCAAATTCTCACTTCACAGGCTATTTCAACTACTACAAACATATCGATTAGTAGTTCGACAATAGTTAGTTTTGACGCAACCCAATTCAATCAAATTGGTCAGCGTCCTCTCCGCCTCAGAGGCATTGTGGCTCAATCTTATGATGGAGCTACAGAAGAATACTCAAGCAACACGGAACTCGCGCACGGATCTCAACATGATGTCTCCCGTTTCACGACAGGAGAATATTGTTTGAGCCTACGTCCTCTATTGAAACGCTTTGTTAACATTGCGAAAATCAAAGGAGGGGACGTAGTGACACGACAACCGGCAGACTTTGAAAACTTTGATTCTGAGGATACCACTAAACCTCTTGGCACGCGTTCTTATTTTATTGAGAACGATACGAAAGAAGGAGGTGGTTATCTACCAGAGTCTTGGCTTTCTCTAGTCTCGTATTTATTTAGATTTTGTGCTGGCTCTACGCGTACTAAAGTATTTATACCTTGGAATGCGACAGCCACTTCTTCTCTGGATATGATTGACAACATTAAAGTATACTTAGGTCGTCCATCTGCTGATCCGGCTTTTGTACAAGCAGGAGTGGTAAATAATGCTGTAGAATGCAGTATTCCTTACTACGGCCAGTACAAAGCCAGAACAGTTGGTGACGATTTACGTGGAAAAGGCTCGGCTCAACGTATCACTGTAAGTGGTACCACCGACGCCTTGGACTACTATGAAGCCGCTGGAGATGATTTCTCTTTCTGGTATCTAGTTGGTCCCCCTGTCATGAGACCCATAGATGTAAACGCAACTTCTATTCCCACTCTTACAATTGTGTAGGAGTGTTCAGAGCACCCTCTAACCCGAGATAATGTCAACGGACTGAGGAACTCGACCTTTAAAATCACTATTCAAGGATGGTGCGCACAACGCATTACACTTGCAACGGTGGGTGGACACACAGCTTAGCTACCTGTGTCCTTATATATGAACTAATATGTATGAACATCCCACCGGGGTGAGTAGTACATATTGGTAATGATTATATAAGGTTTACCCATTATTTATAGTGATTCCAAATTAGCTACGCAGTAACAGGCGATAATTTGAGACACTTGCATGGTTCTTGGGCTTCACCCACTAACCTATTTTTCTTTCGGCAATTGCCTCAGGAGCATTACGG